AATCCGGTATGCTCCACCATACGGTGCAAATCCGAACACTTTCTTCTTCGTGAAGAACGTCTTCGGGTTTGCGATAGAGGTTACGTTTTAATCCGTAGCCTCTTTTCTATTTCAGGCGGGAATTTTCAGGACTTGACCATCCCGAATCATCGTACCTGAAATGCTGTTGAGAGCGGCGATCTCCGTCCATCTGCCGCCTCTACCAAGCAGCTTCTTGGCAAGATTCCAGAGCGTATCACCTCTCTGGACAACGTAGGTTTCATAGCCTTGAGCATCATCGCTCTCAGGCTCGTTCTGAGGCGCGGAATAGGCGTTCAGAGCCGCGAAGGACTTCTTACCGAACTTCCCGTCAGCCTCAAGTCCTGCCGCCGTCTGGAACGCGATAACACCCTGTTCGGTCTTGCTGCCGAAGATACCGTCAGCAGTTCCGCAGTCAAAGCCCAGCGCGTTCAGACGTTTTTGCAGTTCCTTCACATCCTCGCCCTTCATGTCGGGGGAGGTATGCTTGAGAGTGCGTTCACCAAAGGCGTACACCTTCTCAGGTTCAGTCACGACAGGCTCAGACGGCTTCGCATCCTCCATAGAGGTCACACCGTCGTACACCAGCATAGATTCGGGCAGATAAGCCCACTCAGTCCACGGGCGCTTGGAAACCTTCGTTTCCACAACACCATAGGCAAAGCCCTCGGCTTCAATAGCCAGACCGCCGCCGATGTATACGCCAACGTGACCAGATTTGAACAGCAGAATACCCGGAACATCAGGCAGGGAGTCAATCGAGCCGTTCTTGCATCCCTTGGATTTGAGCCAAGTCAGCATACCGTTCGCGCCCTTGTCAGGGCAGTTATTCGAGCCGTACTTGCTCTTGAACTCCTCGCCACCTGCAATGTATTCAAGTACACCCTGACCGCCATTCGTCCAGAAGAAGCCCTTAATCAGACCAATGCAGTCCGAACAAACCATACGGTTTTCGATGTGCTTCTTATAAGTGGAGGTTCGGCTGCTGCCGTAGTGGGACGGATACTGCTCGGTCTTCCTTTTGAGAAGATCATTCGTACAAATGTACACACAAGTACCGTACCAATATGGCTGACCGACCATCCGCTTTACGAACGAAACAAGTTCAGAGGACTTGAAGCTCATTCAATCGTAACCTCCGTTTCACCGCTGTTCAGCGCAGCAAGAGCCTGATCGGCCTTAATCGCGTTCTTGGTGAAGGAGTTATTCTTCCACCATGCCCACAGAGCAGCGCTCATCGTGAACAGGTTGGTAAGAAGCTGTACCACAGCATCATCCTCAATCGGCAGAGGACTCTTGCCAGAAAGGGTCAGGGCGTTGTTCACCAGCGCCAGAAGCAGCACAACAGTACGGATGATCGTATCTTTCTTAATGGTATCCATAGCTTTTCCTCCTTAATTCAGTCCCGTTTGAGTCAGCGCAAAGGTTACAACCGCCGTTACAATCGCCGTGAGAGCGACGGTCACAACGGTGTCCCAGCGCTTACCGGGCTTTTCCTTGATTTCCTCTACCTCGTGGGTGAGGTTGTCGATCTTCTTCTGAGTGGACTGCTGCTCACGAGTGAGAATTTCCATAGACGTTGCGAGTTTATGGACGCTCTCTACCATGTCACCGATCTCATCCACCTTTTTGAAGACAGTCTTGATTTGCTCGTCCTGTCGGACAACTCGCTCGTCAAGCTGAATGTACTTTCGAGTGAGTTCTTCATTGGTCATTGGTCTAGTCCTCCGTGGCGTTCACAGATGCGAACGTACAATGGGCGGGAAGTGAACCTGCTCCCCGTCAGGGCTTGCATCCGTCAAGCCAAGCACATAGCAATCAATTCAACCACCCCCTTTCAATTCAGCATAGAGAGTATTCATGTTCTTTCGTTGCTGTTTACTCATTAGGCGATAATGATTGCGCATCCATGACTTGAACAAATTTTCGATGGTTTGTTCGTCGCGCTTTCCCGCCAACTTTTTTAGCTTACGTCGCATCGCTGTCAAGCGCTTCGGGTTGATTTTCTGAATAATTCTCCCGGTATCGGTGAGAGAATATTGAATTTGAAGATATCTCCATAGGCTAGAGAGTTTACAAATGCGGGTTTTCCTTGTGTTTACGGTGATACCAAGATCGTCAGCAATTTGGATGACGTTCTTGAGAACATTTTCAAGAAATGTTTTATCCTCGTGGATAATGTAACTGTCATCGTTGTATCGACCATAGTATTTCGCACCCCGTACAATCTTGATATAATTATCAATTTGTACCGGGTAAAGAACCCCTGCCACTTGTGCCACCTGATCTCCAATGTTCAAATGCTTGTACATGAACTTCTCGCCTGTCCGAAGGGATTTATCGGTCTTCTGATATTCCAAAGAATTGAAAAACGTATCCATGCACCCGGCGTATTCCTCATCCGACATGAAGGACACATCGACCTTTGAACGATCAATCACCTTGCTGAGAAATAGAAGTGCTTTCTCGTCGGATATGTATTTCTCGAATTGCTTCATCAACAAGTCATGACGTATATTGTCATAATACTTTGAGAAATCCATCAGCAGAATATAACCGTCATTTGATTGATGTTTCATGTAGAATTTACGAAGATGAACCAGCAATCGTCTTCGAGCAAAATCAATGCCTTTTCCTTTAAGACTAGCGCTGTTATCGTAAATCAGGTACTTCCTCACCGAAGGTGTCAGAATTTCATCGCATAGAGCATGTTTTGAAATTCTGTCTTTGATGTGTTCTCCTGTAACCCATCTCACTTTCCCTCGCTCATGAAGCTGAAATTCTGTATTCGGTTGAAACGAATATGAATTAGTCTCAAGTTCTTTTTGAATTTCGGCGAGGGAAAGGAGATAGGTCATTTCAAACTGTTGAACCTTGGGCTTCCAGTCACAGCCCTGCTTGGCTCTCAAGAAACTTTCATAGAGAAGGTTTCCATCAAATATTTCACGCTGATAACCACAGTTCTCGTAAGAAGTGGTGTCGTGTTTGGTATTTACCATGAGGAAGGACAATCTCTCCTTTCTCTATCCACAGAACACTCAAACGGTTATTTAACTGCGGAAGCGAAATCGGGGCGAACGCCGTTATGATACTCGGCGTTGTTGTAGTTCGCGTTGCCGTTGTTATTGACACAGCAGAAATTAGCAGCGGATTCAGAGATTGCCCCTTTGAACTTGTTATCTGATTTTCTCCATCCCTTGATAAGATTGATTTCTGTCTGTATTGATTCGCTGAAACGCAGAAACACGTTCACATCGACAGGAAGCGTTTCAATCGCATACTGCAATTCCTGAACCAAACGGTAGCAATGACCAATGGCTTCTTCCTGATGGAGTCTGCGCCTAATCAATTCCTCCCGACAGGTCGGGTAAATGCTATTGGCGATATACACTTCTTTGGTGATATCCCTAAGACAATTCACAATGACCTGTCTTTCGTCATAAATGAACCAATCATCGAAAGCATCCAGTCGTTGTTTCAGTTTGTCGTACTGTTCACGTTCTTTATCAGTAAGGTCTCGATACTCCTTACCGTTGAATCGCTTGAGTACGCGCTTCTCGGATTTCTCATAACTGTATCCAAAGTCACGAAGCAGAAGATCGGTGATCTCGTGCCTCAGTTTATACAGATGATGAAATACCTCGAACTGAGAGGGTTTGCGTTTACACTTCAATACAGACATTCAATCACATCCTCTTAAAATGAGCCGGGATTTCGTGCGGCTTATAGAGCATATCGGGAATGTCCTGAATACAGACATAAACCTGTCCATCATCCGGGTCTCTCACCATCATGTCGGTAGCCGCAGCCATGTTGTACACATAAGGGTACACTCCTTCTTCGTCGGGAGTGGGTCTAGCACCGTAAAGCGACTCTGTTCCCACAGAGAACGGAATCCAATGTGCCTGAGAAGTATGAGCCTGTTTTACAAAGCCCATAGCACCGTTATACGAAAACAGCTCGTTTTTCACATACGGCTTCCCGGCCTCCCAAGGTTCTACGCCATCGCGGAACACACCGCTGTCAGCGGAAGGAGGATTGCCAGTTCCTTCGCAGTAAAGTCGGGTCTGTTCAGCACCCATGATTGTCAGATGGTTGATGCGTTCTTCGGTATTCCTCTTAATCGCAACAGCCTGTTCCACCACATCAGTCCTCATCGACATTCACCCCCAATACTTCGAGCGCTTCGCGCAGCATACATGCCGCCGTAGCCCTCTCATTAAATTCAAGCGTTCTGCCCGTGACGAGCCAATCCGCAAAAGCGGATTCAATGTCGTGTTGGAGACCATCGTAGTATTTCACCACGATCTCATATTCATCGTATTCGTAGCCATGTACGGTACGACCCTCATCATCGGTCTTGGTGAACTCCACAATGTTTTCTCTCAGCCTAACACAGACATACCCCACCATTCCCGGTTGGGCTTCCATGTCCAGAGGCCGAGGCGAGACGTTGCCTTTTACTCTCATTTCTGATTACCTCCTTAATTCTCCTGATGTCCAAGGTATCGTAATACTTTCGCTTGAGACCGAAGGATTTTGTATGCTTGAAGCACCCGCATCTCGATAGGAAACCTCCTGCCATTCTGTGCGATATCGGAAGCCCATTTGCAAATCGCTTTGCGATTCTCCTGCTCTGACGCATGATCGCCAGCGCATTACGTTTTCGGATTGTGGTAAATCCATATCCAAAGCATCTGCCTACAAAATCAATCTTTCGGCCTTTACCGTCTTTGTATATACGAAATAATTGGTAGTTCCCTTTTAATTCCAGTCCGAGTCCACGAACGAAATTCATAATGCAGTAAAGTGCTTTTCTCAGCTTTCTTTTGTTGCTGTCAATCAGCACCATATCATCTGCATATCGGATGTAATGCCTTACGCCCAATTCTTGCTTGATGAACCAATCGAGAGGTTGGAGGAAAAGTTCAGCAAACCAAGGAGAGGTATAATTGCCTATCGGCAATCCCACAGGATGTGAGTCAATTACCGCATCTATGATTTGAAGCGCTTTTTCATCTTTGATCTTGGCACGAAATCTCGATTTCAACTTATCATGAGGAATAGAAGGGTAAAACTTGCGAATATCGCATTTCACGCAATACTTTGCGTGTTTCAGATCACGGACGGTTGCTCTTTCAACGCCTTTACATGCCTTGTCGATACCACGATTCGGAATATTACCGCAACTCCAATAATAGGAGGATTTCATGATAATCGGCATGAGGACTTGAATAATAGCGTGATGCGCACATTGATCGGGATAGAAATTCGGAATCTGCAATTCTCTCTCTTTCTTCGATAACCCATCGACAATATGCCTCGTGATATACGGAGAAATAAAAGTAAGATTCTTCAACCTATTGGACAAATCGACAG